GAAGGCGGGTTCAGTCAAAGGATCGACTGTTCTATCAAAAAGTTCCTTCTTTACAACTAAAGATCCTATACAAACAGAACTACCCATTGTGAATATCGCTTTCTGCGGCTCACTTAAAGGTGGTTTATTGCCCGGTTTGACTGTGGTAGCTGGTGAATCAAAGAGCTTTAAAACTCTTCTCGGCCTCTATTGCATGAAAGCTTATTTAAAGAAATATCCAGAAGGTATTGCTATCTTATATGATTCGGAGTATGGTATTACTCCAGAATACTTAGAGAGCTACAATATTGATATTGACCGTGTCATTCACGTACCAATCGAAGACGTTGAACAATTAAAGTTTGATTGTACAAATCGCTTGAATGAGATTGACAAAGGAGATAAAGTCTTTATAATGATTGACTCTATTGGTAATCTTGCTTCTCGCAAAGAAGTTCAAGATGCTTTAGATGAAAAATCAGTTGCTGATATGACAAGAGCAAAACAGCTCAAGTCATTATTCAGAATCGTTACGCCTAAACTAACGGGTAAAGACATTCCATTGATTGCTATCAACCACACTTATAAAGAAATTGGCCTGTTCCCAAAGAACATCGTTTCAGGTGGTACTGGTATTTACTATTCGGCAAACCAAATCTTTATTATTTCTAAATCTCAACAGAAAGAAGGTACTGACCTTGCAGGGTTTAAGTTCACAATTAATATTGAGAAATCTAGATATGTTAAAGAAAAAGCTAAACTTCCATTTACAGTACTCTATGATACTGGTATTCAAAAATACTCAAGTCTATTTGACTTAGCACTCGAATCTGGGCATTTGACAAAGGCTAATCAAGGATGGTATAATGTAGTTAATATGGAAACCGGTGAAATCATTGAACCAAAACGTAGGTTAAAAGATATTGAAACAGACGAGCCATTCTTTGAAGGCTTGATCGCTGATCCAAAATTTAATGCATACGTTGAAAAGAAATTTAAACTAACTACTTTAGAAATGGAGAAGACCGAAGATGATAGAGAAGACGATACTATCGAATCTGATACTGAATGAGGAATATAGCCGAAAGGTATTTCCTTATCTCAAAGATGATTATTTTGATGATCTGTCTTATCGTAAAATCTTCAGCACCGTTACGGATTATGTAGAGCAATACAAAGAGCCTCCCACCATAGAGGCTCTTAAGCTCTCACTCGAAAAGCGTAAAGACTTAAACGAAGACACTTACAATACTATACAAGAAGTCATCAGCGATTTTGAGATTGATAAGACAACCAATCCTCAATTTCTACTTGACGAGACTGAAAAGTTTTGCCAAGACAAAGACCTCTACAATAGTATTCGTAAGTCTATTCTAATTCTTGATGGTGAAGGTGGACTTGACGATAAAGGAAATATTCCAAAGCTATTAGCAGATAGCCTAGGTATTAGTTTTGATTCGAGTGTTGGTCACGACTTCTTAAATGACTTTGAAGATCGTTACGAACATTATCATAGAAAAGAAGAGCGCATTCCTTTTGATATTGATATCTTGAACAAGATTACTAAAGGTGGCTTACCTCGTAAATCAATGACAGTATTACTTGCTACAACTGGTGGTGGTAAATCATTGTTAAAATGTCACATGGCTGCTAATCATCTGATGTATGGTAAAAATGTTCTCTATATTACTATGGAGATGGCTGAAGAAGAGATTGGTAGACGTATTGATGCTAACATCATGGATATTACACTTGATGAAGTTAATGAGATTCCTCGTGATGTCTATGAGAAACGAATGGCTCGATACAAAACCAAAACTACTGGTAAACTTGTAATTAAAGAGTATCCAACGGGTTCTGTTCATTCAGGTCACTTTAGGCATCTGCTTAACGAACTTCAACAGAAAAAGAATTTCAAGCCTGATGTAATCTTTCTAGATTATCTCAACATTTGTGCGTCAGCTCGAGTCAAAGGTGCAGCTGCATCAAGTAGCTATAATTTAGTTAAGAGTATCGCAGAAGAGGTTCGTGGTCTAGCAATGGAGTTTGATTGTGCACTTGTAACGTCATCACAGTTTAATCGTGATGGCTATGGCAATTCTGATGTTGACCTTACAAATACATCTGAATCCATGGGTATTACTCACACAGCTGATTGTATTCTAGCTCTCGTAACATCTGAACAATTAGACGAACTTGGTCAACTTATGCTCAAACAATTAAAAAATCGTTGGGGTGACATCAGTTGGTACCGTAGATTCTTAGTTGGTATTGACAGAGCTAAGATGAAAATCTACGAGCTCGAAGAGTCAGCACAAAACAATATTAATTTAGATGATAGCTCCGGTGGTAGCTCTGGAAAAAAGAAGCAGAGCTATGACGACGATGGACCAGTGTTTGATAAGACGGATATAGGACAGAGAATTAGTAAACGTAAGCGTGGTGTGTTCAACGACGCCTCGTTTGTTTGATTATAAATAACTAAAACTGTACTATACAATAAAGGTAGACATGAAAGGTTTTAGTTCATTTGCAAAAGACAATCCAAAAACTTTAGGAGAAAAGCTTAAAGTATCCGATGGCTTGGGTGCATGGATTGATGATTTTCAAAAATCAGATGCACCTCAATTTAAAAATGCTGATAAAGAAAAGCGTCGTAATATGGCGATTGCAGCATTTACTTCTGCTGGTGGAAAGCTTGATGAAGATGATCCTTGTTGGAGTACTCATAAACAAGTAGGAATGAAAAAGAAGGGCAATAAAATGGTGCCTAACTGTGTTCCTAAAGAAAACGTCGATTTGGGGTTTAAATCTTTTCTTGGTGAAGCGCCTATTGATGTTCCAAACTTTCAAGGTGACGAGGTTTCATTTGCTTTAGATGTTCTATCAAAGATTGATGATGGCATATCAACAATTGACAGCGCAATTGAAGTTGATAATCGGCCAGCTAAAAGTAATACTAAAAAGCTTGGTCTCTTTGCTATCATGCCTGGTGATAAACGTGTTAAATGGGCAACACTCGCAAGACAAATTATTGCTGATACTCCAGAGTTAAAAGAAGGTCCTGCACCTGCAGCAGATAGAATCGACAAAGATATTACTATTAAACACGAAAACATGGATCGATATATCTATGTTAACTGTAGACCTGATGGAAAAGCAAGTCAAGCAGGCGATGACCCCAATGAACTAATGACTGCAGCTTTATGCCTTAAGTCAAAATTAGTTGCACCAACAACTGTTGAAGAAATGGACGAACTTATTCTATTTGTAAAACAGAATTTAAGAAATGTTGTAGGAGCAACTGCTGGACAGATTGCAAGTTTAGACGGCCAAGATTATGTCAACCTATGTCAAGCAGTATCAGCTGCGTTATCAATACATGCTAAAGGTTATGGTAAATCTGATAAAGTTTACTTAACTGGTCAAGCATGGGATAAAGACGTAACACAATTTCAAATTACAAAATATGGTATGAAAGACTTTAATAGTTCTGATTTCATATGTAAAAAAGGTGCTAACTTTATTGGTATATCTCTTAAAAAGAAAAAGAGAATTGCTGAAGCAGATCCAACACTCATTAATAAATCATTTAGTACACTTTTCCAGGACAGTAAATTCAACACGCTAATGACACAGCTCGATCGTAGTGCTGCAGCATTTTACATTAAAGTACTTAGAAAAGCTTCTCGTAATCCAAAAGCATATAACGTACCTGCTGCTGTAGTAAAAGATATTAAGTCAGTTCGTTTAAGCGCTACCAATTGGAAAAAGTTTGTTCAACGTATTCCAAACGATTTAATTAATGCAGAATTAAAAGCTCCTGGTAATCGTAATTTATTCCAAAAAATGTTTAATGTCATTATGAAGAATAAAGACTTGATGGCAAACCAATTAATCAATTTAATATTTAAATCTGATTTGCGAACATTAAAGCAGGTCAACTTTGATTTTGCTCTTGTAACAGGTATTGGTGATTATGGCCCTCGTAAAGGCGTAACTGTATCTCCAGGCGAATATAAAGATATCGAAACAACATCAACTAAATTAAACTCACTATTAAAAGACCAGGGCGTAGGATTTAGAAAAACACCTGGCGCAGTTCAAGCATTTGATGAAGGTGCTACTGCAGCAATGTTAAAGTTTGATTTAATGATTGGTGATTTACCAGTTTGTCATATTCAGTTAAGATATAAAGGTAATTTTAGATCAGCACCGAGTTTCTTAGCAACGATGACAGACGAATTTAAAGCAGAGTTTGAGGATAAAATAACGTGATAAGATTTAAGAATTACATTACGGAAGCTGCTGGTGCTAATCTCCACATGACGCATTTAGAAGATGCTGTATTAGATGGTGGAGTTAATGGAACGCGTAATGTATTTCAATATCTTCAAGCACTTCGCGATATGCTTGGTGGTAATACAAAAGCACCAGTTAAAATATCAGTTAAGTGGGACGGAGCCCCTGCAATATTTGCAGGTAAAGATCCAAGAGATGGCCAATTCTTTGTTGCTAAAAAAGGATTATTTAATAAAAATCCACAACTGTTTAAAACAAACGCAGAAATAGATAATGAACTAAGCGGAGATTTAGGAGCTAAATTTAAAGTTGCTCTTGCAGAATTTTCTAAGCTTGGTATTGAAGGAGTAGTACAAGGTGATTTCTTATATACGGACGATGATATTAAAACGGAAAATATTGATGGAGAACCGCATCTTACTTTCCATCCTAATACCATTGTTTACGCGATACCTAAAAATTCAGACCTCGGTAAACAAATTGAACGATCCAAAATCGGTGTGGTTTGGCACACAACATACAGAGGAACAGACCTTGAAAACATGTCTGCAAGTTTTGGAGAGACGATTGCAACAAAACTTAAAACAACTCCGAGCGTCTGGGCGGTAGATGCAGTATTCCAAGACCATTCAGGTAAGGTAACGTTTACTGCTGCAGAAACAAAATCATTCACAAAATTATTATCAGATGCAGGTCGTATATTTAGAACTATTAAGCCATACGCATTAAACGAACTTAAAGATAACGAAGTTCTTAACGCAAGAATTAATACGTTCATTAATAAGAAAGTACGAGAAGGACAACGAATACAAAATGTTCCTGCAGCGATCAATGATATGCAGAAATTTATTAATGAATATTATCAAAAAGAAATGGATAAGGTTAAATCACAAGCAGCTAAAGACAGAAAAGCTGCAGTGCGTGACAGTGCTTTAAAATATTTCGCTAAAGGTAATCTCAAAGAAGTCAATAAAGTATTTACCCTATATAATTTATTAGTAGATGCAAAGATGATAGTCATTGCTAAATTAAATTATAGTGATGGGTTAAGAACTTTACTTAAAACAAAAGATGGATTTGAAGTAACAGGACAAGAAGGATTCGTAGCTATAGACCATCTTGGTCGTAACGCTTTAAAACTTGTTGACCGTTTAGAATTTAGTAAAGCAAATTTTAGTACAGAATATATTAAAGGGTGGCAGAAATAATGGCATGGGTAACTGTACCAGGATCTAATAACATTTGGGAATA